TCAAGAACTAGATCGTCAAATGCAAATTGAGGATGCAACAGATACTAGCTCTGGTGGTTCAATACAATTGGAAGCAGGAACCATAGACCAATCATCTTCTTCATCTACTTTGACAACCGCAAGCGGCGATGATGTTTTTTATATTTTGCAAGATACTGCTGCAGCGGATTCTGATAGACCACAAGAAGGTGATGCAATTTATCATCCAATTCTTGATAAAATGTTTCAGATAAACTTTGTGGATCACGATGAACCATTTTATCAATTAGATAATAACCCTGTTTATAAGATGAGATGCCGTCTGTACGATTATAGTTCTGAAATTCTTGATACTGGTATTTCGGGTATTGATGATATTGAAACTGAACAATCTCAAGATGCTCTTATCTATCAGTTTACTTTGGAACAATCTTCAGCGGTTACGGAAGATATTAGATTGGAAATTGGTACTGATGATTTGGATACTGGATTATTACTTGAAGAGACAGATGGAGATAACATACTAGGTGAGAGTGATAGCACTTCTGTTGGTGAAAGTATTATTCTAGAACGGGCTGCTGATAGTGGTGACGCAGAATATCTCATACAAGAGGACTATATAGTAGGAGACTTTGATCAAGACAAGACATCACAGAACGAACTTTTTGAAGTTCAAAGTAGAACAGTTCTAGACTTTAGTGAATTAAATCCATTTGGGGATGCAGGGAGTAGCTCGTAATGTTAGGCACACAATTTTACCATGAAACAATCCGTAAGGTTATTGTTTCTTTTGGAACAATGTTTAATGATATTGCTCTTGTTCGTAAAGATAATTCTGGAACTGCGATTCAACACATGAAGGTTCCTCTTGCATATGGCCCAAGAGAGAAGTTTCTTGTACGTTTGCGTGAAGACGCTGACTTAACTAAACAGGTGGCTATCACTCTTCCTCGCATTGGTTTTGAAATTAAAAATCTTTCTTATGACCCTCAAAGAAAATTGAGTCGTGTACAAAAGTTTAAAAAAGTTAAGGGTTCAAATACTAAACAATTAGATACACAGTATATGCCAGTACCATACAATCTTGAAATTGAGTTGTATATTATGGCAAAACAATCTGATGATGCACTGCAAATTGTAGAACAGATTCTTCCTTACTTTCAGCCCGACTATACTCTTACCATTAATGATATGTCAGATATGGGAATTAAAAAAGATGTTCCTATAATCTTAAATAGTATTTCTTATGAAGATAGTTATGATGGGGATTTCACTAGTCGTAGAGCTCTGATATATACGCTTTCATTTACTGCAAAGTTTTATCTTTATGGTCCTATTACTTCTGAGAAGGTTATTAAGACTGTTCAAGTCGATCAATTTACAGATTTACCAGATCAGTCTCCGAAACGTGAACAGAGATATACTGTTACACCTACGCCTGGAACTGCTGAAGCTGATGATGATTTTGGATTTAATGAAACTACATCATTCTTCCAAGATGCAAAAGGCTTTAATCCAGAAACAGGTGAAGACGATACTGAATCATGACATCAAAAGATTCTGCATTAAGACTTGATAAAGAATTGGGTATTATAGAAAAAATAGTTCCAACTTCTATACCCGAAATCTTACCTAACATAGTAGAAGTTAGTGGAGATGATATAGAGGATGATTACAAATATCAAAGAGATAGTTTTTATAATTTGGTAGAGAAAGGTTCTGTTGCAATTGATGGAATACTTGAACTTGCAAAGGAAAGCGAACATCCAAGAACTTATGAGGTTGCGGGACAGTTGATAAAGAGTGTTGCTGAAGTGGCAGAGAAGTTAGGTGATCTACAGGAAAAGATGCGTAAGTTAAAAGAGGTGCCAAGCAATGCACCTAAAAATGTTACAAACGCACTATTCGTAGGTTCAACTAAAGAATTACAGAAAATGTTGAAGGATAATATTGAGGATGAAAATACTTGAGAATGTAAAAAGTAAGGACATGTGGCCAACAACTACTTACACTTTTACAGTTAATGATATTGATAATGAACTTATAAAAGATGATATTTTAGAGAGAGAACAAAAAGGTTTAGGATTTCGTTTTGATCCAATACAAGGTGGTGGTTGGCAAAGCAATAAAGACTTACTTGATTATGAATTTTCTTTTTTAAAAAAATCTCTTCTTGTTGGCGCAAATGAAATATTAAGTAAAATTTATATTGATGATGCTTCTATTAAGATGATTAATAGTTGGGCTAATATAAGTAGAAAAGGTCAATGCACCATGCCTCATATTCATGAGGAATCTAATTGGTCATGCGTCTATTATGTTACACCAACAGAGGATGCAAATCTTTATCTTAAAGACCCAAGACTATTGGAGCATATGGATAAGTCTCATCATTTTTTAAAACAACCATATGCTAATACAATCAGAAAAAGACCTTTTAATGCAGGGGAAGCAATACTCTTTCCAAGTTGGTTAGAACATGGTGTTAGTGCTGGAACTAAAGATGCGATAAGAATAAGTATCGCATGTAATTTTTTGATAGAGGGTTAAATGAAAAAAAATTTATTATGGCCAACGGAAATATATTCTTTTAAAACTGAAATTATAGATAACGATAAAATAAAAGAAATAATTCTAAAAAAGGAAGAAGATGAGTCCAGTAAAAGTATCTCTAATATCGGTGGCTGGCAAAGTGAAGAAGCTTTATTAGAAAAGAATGATTTTTCTGAAATTAAAGATTTTTTGTTTGAGTGCTTTTCTTCCATAAAAAATGAAATTTATAGAGAAGATGTAAAACTTTCTTTAGTTCAAAGTTGGGCTAATGTAAATAGATATGGTCATTATAATGTCGGTCATGTTCATGGTGGTTCTCATTGGTCTTGTAGCTATTATGTAACAGAAACTTATACAGCACCATTGTATTTCATTGATCCAAGAGTGAGAGTTGATATGGATAATTCTCACTTTTTTCTAAAGAATAAATACTTTAACACATTGGGTTCTGAAAAGAGTATGCCCGGTGAGGTTATATTTTTTCCATCTTGGTTGGAACATGCGGTTTCTGTAAATTCTACCAATAATCCAAGGATAAGTATAGCATGTAACTTCTTAATAGAGGGTTAGAAATGGAAACATACTTAGGAAATCCTAATTTAAAGAAGGCCAATGTAACTCAAGAGTGGACTCAACAAGAAGTTGCTGAGTATACTAAGTGTATGAAAGACCCTTTGTATTTCATACAGTCATATATTAAAATTGTTTCTTTGGATGAAGGTTTGGTTCCATTTAAACTCTATGATTTCCAAAAGGAAATGATAGGGACATTTCATAATAATCGGTTTACTATCTGTAAACTCCCCCGTCAGTCTGGCAAATCTACTACTATCATTTCGTACTTGCTGCACTTTGTTTTGTTTAATTCATCTGTGAACGTAGCAATTCTTGCTAATAAGGCCGCTACTGCCAGAGATTTACTTGGTCGATTACAACTTGCATATGAAAATTTACCCAAGTGGTTGCAACAAGGAGTAATGACATGGAACAAAGGAAGCTTAGAATTAGAAAACGGTAGTAAAATATTGGCATCTTCTACTTCTGCAAGTGCTGTTCGTGGTGGGTCTTACAATATTATCTTTTTGGATGAATTTGCATACGTCCCATCAAATGTTGCAGAACAGTTCTTTAGTTCAGTGTATCCAACAATCAGTTCTGGTAAGAAAACTAAAGTAATGATTGTTTCTACTCCACACGGTATGAACATGTTTTATAAGTTGTGGACAGATGCAGAGAATCAAAGAAACACATATATTCCTATTGAAGTACATTGGAGTGAAATTCCAGGCCGTGATGAAGAATGGAAAGAAGAAACAATCAAAAATACTTCAGTATCACAGTTCAATACAGAATTTGAGTGTGAATTTCTTGGGTCTATTGATACCTTAATATCATCACAAAAATTAAAAATAATGGCGTATATAAACCCTATACAATCTAATGCTGGTTTAGATGTATATGAAAAACCACAAGCAGGACATACTTATGTATTGACTGCTGATGTTTCCCGTGGAACTAAAAATGATTATTCTGCATTTATAGTATTTGATGTATCACAAATGCCGTATAGAATTGTTGCAAAATATAGAGATAACGAAATTAAACCGTTATTGTTTCCTACTAAAATCCATGATATTGCTCGTGCGTATAATCAAGCATTTGTATTGATTGAGGTTAATGATATTGGTGAACAAGTTGCATCTACTATGCAATTTGATTTAGAATATGACAACCTTATTATGGCTTCTATGAGAGGTCGAGCAGGACAAATTCTTGGTGGAGGATTTTCTGGTGGACGAGCTCAATTGGGTGTGAGGACAACCAAAGCTGTAAAAAGAATTGGTTGTTCTAATCTTAAACAATTAATAGAAGACAACAAATTAATAATAGAAGATTTAGATATTATTAGTGAGTTATCTACATTTATTGTTAAGGGACAATCTTTTGAGGCTGATGAAGGTTGCACAGATGATTTAGTTGCTTGTTTATTCATATTTGCATGGACCAGTGATCAAACTTATTTTAAAGAGTTGACTGATATGGATGTACGACAGACCATGATGAGAGAACAACAGGACGCTCTAGAACAGGATATGGCGCCATTTGGGTTTGTTGTTACAGGTTTAGAAGATGAAAATATTGGTGAAGTGGTAGATGAATATGGAACCAGATGGAATCCTGTAGTAAGAGATTATGGTTCAAATTGGTAAAGGACTAAATAAATTCAATTAGATCATTATCTATTTTAATCCAACAATTTGAACATAGTATAATTGAGTTGTCCACAAGATAAAATATTTCTTTACGACTTTTATTACTGATGCCAACTCTCTTTGTCAATTTTCGTATTTCTGAATCATGAGGATGGAATTTGAGACATACAGTTTCACTCTCTCCACAATGTTTACAAGCTTTGTTTGCTAAAAATTCATTTAGTAAAACAATTCTTTTACGATAATTTCTACGAGCTACCTTTTTGATAGTGTCTTTATATTTTTCATAATGTGCATTTACCATGAAATTATTTATATGTTATAACACTTATAAAAAAGAGTTTTTGCAAATTGGTTTTTTATAAATATAATTGTAATAACACTCTTATAATAGAGGAGTAACGATATGAGTTTTTTAGTTTCACCTGGCGTACATGTCAGAGAGATTGATCTTACGAATGTAATTCCATCAGTCAATACTACGATTGGTGCAGTTGCTGGGGCATTTGAAAAAGGTCCAGTAAGTTCTGTAACATCAATCAGTTCAGAAGAAGAGTTGGTTGAAATTTTCGGTAAACCAACTTCTACAAGTAATCAGTTTGAAAGTTGGTTTTCTGCTTCAAATTTCTTGCAATATTCTAATCATATTAAAGTTGTTCGCTGTGAATCAGCAGTTTTAAACGCTGGTGCG